ATCAAGGGCGAGGGCGTTATTGACCACGACCACGACACGGGGCAGATTCGAGGGATACTGCACCGCTCCTGCAACAGCGCAGAGGGTAAGGTAAGCAACGCAGCAGCGCGGTGGGGTGCGAAGTCTAGCGCGTACCCGGATATTATCCGCTTTCTTGAGGCCACGGTGGCGTACTTGAAGTCGGAGCCCACCGACATGATCTACCCGATGCACAAGACGCCGGAAGAGAAAGAGGCAGCAGCGAAGCAGAAGCGCCGAGTGCGTGCTGTGCAGAAGCGAGCTGCCCAACGAGTTAAGGAGGTACAATGAGTCAGCTAACTAAGAAGGATCTGCCTGCCATTAAGAAGCTGGCAGATAAATTCCAGCGGTGCGTAGCCAACGGCAACATCACGCCGATTGTGGATGTCGGCTGTTCCTGCGTGTTCCTGCGAGAAAACGGCCTTATTATCACGGTACAACGTGAGGTGGAAGATGTCGCAAATCCCCGTTGAAGTTACAGCGGTTTTGCAAAAGCTGCGGGATGCCGGATATAGAGCAGTCGTGGCAGGTGGGGCAGCTCGTGACTTGCTACATGGCTTGGTGCCAAAAGATTGGGATATTTGGGTGTACGACGTTTCAGGTGAATTGAACCAGCGGGCAGAAATAGGTGTGGTAAACGACATAGTTTTTGCTGGCGACGGTAATATGTCTGAATCGTACTTGGACGCTGAAAGTGTAGTCGATTGGGTGCTGCAGTTTGACGGAGCAGGGGTGGCTATTGACGTGTGCAAGCTCCGCCCGGCAGTCCGAGGGGTCGCAGACGTTGTTCTGTATTTTGACTGCACTCTCAACGCAGCGTGGCTTGACGAGAACATGGAGCACCCAACAAAGAGTTACCTGTATCCTGAGTATGGTGGCACTATTCTGCCGTTGCCCTACGTAAGAGACTGGGAGAAGCGCAAAGCCAGGCTTACTCCGCGATACTCTAAGTGGTATAAGTTCCAATGAGAGGCGCCCTAATGCGCCTATGGACGAAGGAAGAGCACTGCGGAATCCTAGCAGAGACTTCTGACGCCGAAGCAGCCGCGCAGTATAACTCGTGGAGCCGCGGCCACGTAACGCCCAGCAATGTGCGGTACTGGCGCAAGGTGTTTATCGAGAACGCTGGAAACCTGGCCAAGACAGACCGGGAGATGAAGAACCAGCGCACCACAGTGAAGCCGCAGCCCGATGACGACATCGGCGACATATCGTTCATCCCTACGGTAGCAGAGCGGGTGCTGGTTATCCCGGACTTGCACGCTCCGTACCAGCACCCGGACACGCTGCGGTTTCTACGGGCGGTGAAAGAGCAGATGCAGCCGGATCTTGTGGTGTCGCTTGGTGACGAGCTGGACTACCACGCTATGAGCTTCCATGACTCTGACCCGAATCTCGACTCGGCTGGAGCGGAACTTGAGCGGGGTAAGAAGTTCCTGCGCAAGCTGCACGCCGAGTTTCCGAACGTGCTGGTGTGCCACTCTAATCACGGTAGCATGACGTACCGCAGGGCGAAGGCACATGGTATTCCTGTGCAGCTCGTGCGCAAGTACCGGGACATCGTCTTTCCCGGCCTTGATGCGCGTGGCTGGAGCTGGGCGGACTCGTGGAAGATCAAGACTCCGCTCGGCCCCGTGATGTTCAAGCACCAGAGCAGCGGTATTCTCGCTGACGCAGCGCATAACGGCTGCAATCTGGTAGTCGGGCACAGCCACGGGAACTTCTCGGTAGAGTATTGCGCCAGCTCTGCGCACCTGTACTACGGGTGCTACAGCGGGTGCCTAGTTGACAAGGACAGCCTTGCATTCGCGTACGGGCGACTCAGCAAGAACAAGCCTATTATCGGCTGCACCTTGATTCTGAACGGGCGGCCTACGCTCGTTCCTATGGTCTTGAAGGAGAACGGAAGATGGCAGGGAAAATTGTAAAATCGTGCAGCACGTGCGCGCACAACGATAGCAACAATGGTGGATGCTGCAATCCCAAAGGATGCCTTGAGTGTCTCTACATCGACGAGAACAAAGAGTACAAGCTGTGGCAAGCCCATGCAGTAAAGATCGTGCCTAAGAAAGACAGCGGCGCGCACGCCTCGTACTATGCAGTCGAGATCAAGCACCCGAAGTCCGGGGGCGCGCCGTACACTGCGGAATGCCAAGACATCATTGAAGCGCTTGGAATGGACTTCAATGAGGGGAATGCGTTCAAGGCGCTGTGGCGCAGATGCGCCGCTCGCAATCTTGGCAAGGTGAAGGCCGGTAACGAGAATCCGCTGTACGATGCGCAGAAGATTGCGTTCTACGGCACACGCATCTTGAAGACGGAGGAACATAAGTGAGCGAAGAGGTAGATGTGAAGGCAGTAGTGCGACGAATCGAGTGCTGCCGGGAGACTGGCAACGCCGAGATGGAACGTATTGTGTGGGCAGAGTTCGAGGCTCTTGCCACCCCGCTTGAGCTTGCGCAAGCGCACGCAGCTCTGAATGTCTGAGAATCGAGAAATCCAGCTCCAACGAGAGCTGGAGGCCGACGCCGCCGCTGTGGCGGCTCGGCTCAAAGCGGTAGAAGAATTGCTTGAGACGGCACCTGCAGAGACTCCCAAAGGGTCAGCATTTATCGCTCGCGCAGCAAGTGTAGTCGCTGACCGAATTCGCGAGATGACGGCAGTTAACGAGTACGGGCGCAAGGCGATGGGCCGCGCTGTTGGTGGCCCCGGTCTAGTGTGGCTACGCAAGCTAAAGCCGGAGGTGGCTGCGGTTATCGCCGTGCGCGAAGTGATCGGCGCATGTCGCGATGTGTGGGGAGACTCGCAGGGGGCGTTGCTGCCTGAGATTACGTCGCGAATCGGTAGCATGTACGAGACTGAGGTGCTTGTCGCGGAAGCCGAGGCAGTCAATCCAGTGTATATGAAGCGCATCCATGACCAGATCCGTGAGAACGGGACTCGCAGCGTATCGCACATCAGGCGTGTGTACGGAGTTGCGTACGAGCGGGTGATGAAGGGGTGTATCGACTCTACGCTATCTAGGCAAGAGCAGATGCACCTCGGCAAGCACGGGCTGCAGGCGTGTATCGACGCTGGGATTGTAGCAGAGCATCGCGGGGTTAGCGTGCGAGGCGTGGCTGTGTTCTACCGACTAGCGCCGGAGGTCGAGTCTTTCCTGTCTGAATATACGCACAAGGACTTTGATCGACTTGTCGATGCCTCGCGTGGTGAAATGGTGTGCGAGCCTGACGCGTGGTTCACACCTGTGGGAGGCGGGTACTTGTCTCCACGACGCAAGGCTAATTGCCAACTGGTACGACCGGGGCGTAGGGCTAGGCGCAGCATCGGTGCGTGGGTACGGGAGAACTTCCGAGCGGACACTGCAGAGCAGGAATTCGCTGCAGTGAATCATCTGCAGTCGAGGGCCTTCGCAGTGCATGAACCCACGCTTCGAGCAATCGAGGTGCTTTGGGATCGGGGTGGTGGTACTATGGGCGTGCCCACGCGCAATGCTCCACGCAAGCCTGCGTTCCCACTCCCAGAGACTTGGGATAAGTCGGACGCTACCGAGGAAGAGCTCGCGGCCTTCTCCCGTTGGAAGGCGTGCGCCAGAAGGTTCTACACCGATGTCAAGAAATGGCGTAGCAAGACTAGGGAAATCGGCGGGCTGCTAAAGGCCCTTAACCGAAATCCGGGGCCGTTCTGGTTCCCGATGTTCATGGACTCCCGAGGCCGTAAGTACTACCGTGGTGTTCCGAATCCGCAGGGCACGGACATCGCCAAGAGCACTCTGCACTTTCACCAGAAGCTGCCGCTAGGCCCGCGTGGGGTGTTCTGGCTTAAGGTGCACATTGCGAACTCGCTAGGGTACGATAAGTGCACGTTCGAGCAGCGCGCTGCGTACGTGGATGAACACTGGTCGCAGCTTGAGTCGGGACTTGATAATCCTACCGAAAACCACGCTGTCTTTGGCGATGACTCCCCGTGGTGCGCATTCACAGCATGCTGGGAACTCCGTGAGGCGTACCGCACTGGTGATCCTAGCAGCTACTGCACTGGTATTCCTATCCACATGGACGCCACGTGCTCAGGGCTGCAGCACTTTAGCGCGCTACTTCGCGACCCTGTAGGCGGCAGGTATGTGAACCTTGTACCGAACACCGAAGGTGTGAAGCAGGACATCTACCGTCGAGTAGCAGAGGCGGCTATGGCCAGCATGGAGCAGGACGTAATCACGGGCCTAGTCGAGCCGGAAATCGCGCACTTCTGGAAGGAGTACGGTATAAGCCGGAGTCTCGCCAAGAAGCCAGTGATGACCTACGTGTACGGTGCAGTTATGGCAGAAGCCGCTAACGACATCGAGGACGCCGTTGCAGCCGACATAGGCTGGCCTCCGCACCTTGATCCTGTTAAGACCAGCATGTACGCGGCACGTAAGTTATTCGCTGGCATCGAGGCCAGCGTTCCAGCAGCGGCAGCCCTTATGCGGTGGCTTAAGTCTGTTGTGCGGCACGGGCCGAAGTCCCGCCCGCTCATGTGGCGTACTCCCACCAAGTTCCCAGTATGGCATGACTACCGCAAGGATACCTCGGTAAGAGTGCACATCAACTCGTGTGGTGTTGGGAAGACGCTGATTCGCACGTTCCTCGACGACATCGACACGTACAGAAGCGCAAATGCGATCTCGCCGAACTTCGTGCATGCGCTAGACGCTTGCCATGTAACGCTAATCGCGAACGCATTTGCAGAGCTTAACAGGGATGTGGTAACTATCCACGATAGTATTGGATGCCATCCTGCTCACGTGGATTGGATGCACGCAGTTATCAGAGAGAAGTTTGTGGAACTCTATAGTGACAGAGGCATCCTCGCTAACTTCTTGATGGACTGTGGCATCGCAGCAGAGCCTCCGCAACTCGGAGATTTGGCTCTGGAGCTTGTGAAACTTTCGGAATTTTTCTTCTGCTAAGTACCTGATTTATAAGCTAAAAGATAAACGCCCAGGTATGGGAATATGGGACCCATCAACCGCCCTCGCGGGGAGCCTGCAAAGGCGACGAGGGCCGGCCCCGCATAGGAGGTGATATGAGCACAAGACAAGCAGGTAGTGTTGATAAACCTATACTCTCTAAGGAGCAGTTCAGAGCCGTTGAACAGCTCTTCCCTGCTAGAGTGATTCCACACTCAGCTACAGAAGCAGAACTAAGAGAGTACATGGGAACTCAGAAAGTGATCGCAGAACTACGTAGGAGAGTTGGATGAACGTAGTGTATGTGACCTACTACAGAACTGCCGGTGAGAAGTGCGTACACTACGCAGAGCCCGGTATTAAGAGAATCAGCATTAACGCCCATGTATGGGAAAGATGGGCGCACACCCTTCGGTGCGTTGAGAGCATAGATAGGTACGAGCTGTACGCGATTGACCGAGATGGAACCGCTATTGGGCTTGCTGCACTGGCCTTCGACAATGACTTCAATCTAGGAGATTGCATAACGGTCGCTGCAGCAGCCTCGATGGGCGGTACTGGATTCATGCGGTATGTTATTAACTGCGCTAAACGTATAGCTAAAGAACTCGGAGTGCGTTACGTCGCGTACACGAAGACGATCACACCGCTACGCTATGAGTTGCGCTACTTGGAGGTGTGATGGGCAAGACAGTAAATAAGATCGTTAAGAACGCGGTGGGCGCGACTATAGACGTTGCGACAGGTGGCCTCACCACGGATCGCGGTCGGCGAATGGTAGGCGATGTTCTGCAAACTGCAGGGCTTGCTACTCCTGATTCTCTCAAGCGGCAACAGCGCGCAGCGGAAGATGCTGCACGAAAGTCTGCGGAGGCTGCGCAGCAAGCCGCAGACAACTTGCAGAAGAACTCGTTGGTTGATCTGACTGATGGTAGCAATACCCCGGAAGTCATCGCAGGCGGCACAGCGCAGCAATTGGCACTAGGCGGCGACTTGAAACGTAAGCGGGGTGCATCTATCTCGACTCAGCTCGGCGTGAGAATCTAACAATGGCTCGCGTCACTGCTAAGTCTCTCTACAATAAGCTGCGGGATTCCTCGGTTATCTCCAACAACGAGACGTACGCACAGTGGACAGTGGCGCAGCTCATGGTAGACCCGCAGATCAACTTCGGGCGGCACAAGACCATCGAGAGGGACTACCAAAGTATCGGTGCGCTCCTAGTGAACTCGCTGTCGTCTAAGCTGGCGCAATTGCTGTTCCCGATCCAGCACCCGTTCTTCACCCTCGACATCGGCGAGGCCCTCAAGCAAGAGAACCGAAAAGCCGGCAGAAGCAGCGAAGAGCTGGAAGGCGTGGTGAGCACTGCTGTACGCGATGCGTGTCGTAGCCTGTTCAAAAACTCGTCGTACGCTAGCATCATCACTGCGCTTAAGCATCTTGTGGTGACTGGCAACGTGCTCCTGCATGTAGACGAGCGGGCGAACAAGATCAATACGTACGGCCTGCAGCAGTTCGTTACGCGCCGTGCTGGTAATGGTGATCCTATCTTGATCGTGCATCGTGAGCGCACTTACGTTGAGGCCCTCGACTATGAGGATCAGGAAGTCCTGCGCCGTACTGACAAGCAGCGGTACTCCCGCCCCGAGCAGGAGGTCACGCTGTACTCGCGGATTCAACGGGTGGCGCTACCCGAGCGCAGATTCCATTGGGTAGTTACCCGCGAGGTTGACGAGTACCAGTTGCCCGGTGAGGAAACTTACCCGGCTAACGAGTGCCCGTGGGTAGCAGTAGCCATCAACGTGATCGCAGGTTCTCACTACGGCTTCGGCCTTGTGTCGGAGTACGCAGGGGACTTTGCCCGCCTATCGGATGTGTCGGAAGCTGCGGTGCTGTACGGTGTTGAGATCAGCCGAATCGTCAATCTGGTCAGCACCGGTTCTGGCGCCGACATCGACGACCTGAGCCAAGCTGAAACTGGTGCGTACATCCAAGGCGACAAGGACTCGGTTAATCCGATTGAGTCTGGTGACGGCAACAAGCTGCGCGTGCTTCTCGAACTTGAGAACGGCACTATGCAGCGGTTGAGTCGCGCCTTCATGTATAACGGCCCGGCCAGAGACGCAGAGCGCGTCACCATGTACGAGCTGCAGCTACAGGCGCAAGAGGCGAACAACCAGCTTGGCGGGCTATTCTCTACACTCGCAGAAAGTGTGCAGATCCCCCTCGCTGTACTCAAGCTGCGGCAAGTGGCACCTAACCTCATGCCCGGCATTAGCACTGGCCTGCTGGTTCCAGACATTACCGCAGGTGTGAACGCTCTTGGACGTTCCGAGGAAGTGCAGAGCCTTCTGCTCGCGACGCAAGAGATCAACGCCATTGCGCAAGTGCTGTTCCAAGTCGATAAGCGGATTAACCCGGAAGCTGTTCTGGACATGATCTACGCTTCTCGGTCTGTGCAGTCAGAGAAGTTGAAGTACGATAAGGCCACCCTTGCCAAGCTGCAGGAGGCCGAAGCGAATCAAGCACAAGGTGCGTCTGAGTTGGCGCAAGCATCCGCCGCTAACGACACGCTGCAATCTATTCAGGAGGCTATGTAATTGGCAGACGAAATCAACAAAATCGAGGGTCAGGAGGGTCAGAGTGCGCCGCAAGGGCAAGGGCAAGCCCCGCAAGGACAACAAAACAACTCACCAGACGCCTTGGCTGCAGCTATTGCTGCGCTTACTTCTGCCCTCAAGCCTACCGGACAAGCCGAAGCAGGTAGCGAAGGCACCGGAGTAGGCGTACCCTCCGGTCCCCAGAGTACCGGAGATGAAGTGCTCGATGGCATCGTGGAAAGCGTCGCTATGGCGTATCCGAAGCTGTCCATCGACCGCGCAGTTGGCAAGGCCATCGAATCCGGTGACGCCCGTTTCATTGACGAGGCGTATATCCGTGAAGTCGCAGGCAAGGACGCTGACCGCCTTATCAAGGTGGCGAAGTCCGCAGTGTCGCGGGTGAATGAATCCGCAGCACAGCTCAAGGAGACTGTGTACTCCGCAGTTGGTGGCGAGCAGAACTGGCAAACCGCAGTCGCCGCCTTCAACAAGGGTGCGCCCCAAGAACTGCGAGAAGCTGTTGCTGTGATGCTGGACAGTGGCAAGACTACGCAGGTTAAGGCCGCTGCCCAACTGGTGTCGCAATTCGCAAGTGCTGGCGGGTTCATCCGCTCTAACAGCCGATCTGGTGCTCCGCAGTACAGCGCAGCAGCCGGCGGCCAAGGTCTGAGCGCCAACGACTTCAAGACTGAAATCGCAAAGCTCGACCGCAACGCTCGTGACTTCCAAGAGAAGCGCGCAGACCTTTACAACCGCCGTGCCCTCGGTCAAAAGGCCGGGCTGTAATTTCATAGGAGACTGATACATGGCTGATACTACTTACAAGACGTTCCTGACCCGCCCCGATTGGGGTGGCACCGCTGCCGACGTTGACATCCACGTCGAAGAATACGAGGGCCTGATCGACCAGGCCTTCACCGTCGAGTCGATCTTCCGCTCGCAGGGCCTCACGAACTTCAAGTCCGTCGAGAACCAGTCCAACACGTACCGCCTGAACCGCATGGGTGGCGTGGCTGTCAAGGGCCGCAAGTCCGGCGAGAAGCTCGAAGAACAGCGCATCGTGCAAGAGAAGCACATCATCTCCGTGGACACCGTTGCGTACGTCCGTACCACCGGCGACTACGCTGATGACTGGACCGCGCCGGACTATACCTCCGAGTACAGCCAAGCGCACGGCAACGCGCACGCCAAGGCGTTCGACCAGGCGCACGTGATCCAGCTTATCAAGGCTGGTGCCTGGACTGCCCCGGCCTCGCTCGCTGCTTCTGGTGCGTTCAGCAACGGTATCTCGCTCACCATGACCGGCTACACTGCCGAAACTGACCTCGCCAAGAAGGCGGCCATGATCGAGCGCAAGCACCGTGAAGCCGTCACCGCTTTCGTGAACCGTGACCTCGACGGCTCGCTCACCGAGTTCGTGACCCTGATCCGTCCTGACATCTTCTCGATGCTGATGGAGCACGACAAGCTGATGAACGTGCAGTTCAACGGCGGCAACGGCAACTCGATGGTGGGTCGTCGTGTGGCAGAGATGGGCGGCATGCGTGTCATGGAGACTCCGCGTTTCCCGACTGGTGCCATCGCTTCGCACTTCCTCGGCTCTGCGTTCAACGTGTCCGCTGCCGAAGCCAAGGCTGCTCTCGTAGTGTTCCACCCGAAGCTCACCCTCGTCACTGTCGAGGCCGCCGGCATGAACGTGCGCATGTGGGACGACAAGAAGGAGTTCACGAACGTCCTCGACTCGTACAACATGTACAACATCGGCATCCGCCGTGGCGACGCCACCGCGGTCGTCTTTACCGACTAACACAACTGGCGGGCCTCCGGGCTCGCCTTTTTACGTTTGGGAGTCCTAAGTGCAACTGCTCGATGCTGTTAATTACGTCCTGCCGAAACTTGGTGAGCATCAAGTAACGAGCTTGGACGCCCGCAGCCCAACGCTGCGAATCCTGCTGCAATTATTCGCGTATCACCGACAAGCCGTGCTTCGTCGCGGGTGGTGGTTCAACGAGGGCGTGCATACGCTCCAGCTCAACCCAGATTCTGAAATTGACATCGGGGAAGACATCCTGAGTGTCGCCAGCACATCTGGTAACAACGTGGCCCGAAGGGGCACTAAGTTATTCAACATCGAAACGCAGACGTACAAGTTTGACGCGCCTGTAGAGGTCCGCACCATCACCGATCTCGATTGGGAGCTCCTGCCCTCCGCTGTGCAAGACTGGATCAAGCACGCGGTGCTGCTTGACCAACTGGTGACAGACCAAGGCGTAACCCAAGAGTTGCAGATTTGGGAAGAGGCCAGGGCAACTGCGGAGCGACAAACCCTAGCCGAGCACCTACGTGCGCGTAAGTACAACACGATGAACAGTCGCCGTGGGCAGCGCATCATAGCGGCTATCCGAGGGAGGGCTTAATGAGCCGCACTATTAAGGAGGGGTCGTACGCCCCGATGCTGCAGGGCGTGTCCCAGCAGATCGAGCACGAGCGGCTGCCGGGGCAAGTGCAAGCCCAACTCAACATGCTGTC